TCTAATTCCTCATCGGAAATGTGAGGAAATTCTTTTTTAAGTTCTGGTATAGTTATAGATTTAACTTCGCCTACATAATATATGTCGTCAAAGTTAGGGTCTTCTGTGTAAGACCAAACGCAATATGCTGGATCAACATACTTAACAACTATCCCTTCTGCGGGGTTAAACGATGTTTTAGTTATACCTATTCCTATGTTAACCAAGTCCTGATTAACTCTTGCTTTAGTTAAGTTAAATTCATTAGTAGCAAGTACAGTGTTTATAGCTTCTTCTTCAGCAATTTCAATTGCAGGCTTATACTTTAATTGCATGTGCAGATCCATTTCTTCTGCGTTACCTGGAAGTTCTTCTGTCGGCACGGGAGATCTAGCAAAACTCATGCCTGATAATGATCCAGCTATTTTTCTTTGCTTTATAGTGTTTGCGTCAAATTTTACATTATCTGCATATTCTGTTCTTTTCTTTAAAGATTCTGGATCTTGTGAATAAGATGTAATATCATATTGCTTTTGAGTAATACCGTTTGCAACTATATTTGAAAACTTTGAAAGTATTGGTACAGGCTTCCAATCTAAGTTAAGATAGGATAAATCTCCATTAATAGCTAACTCGTCTTTATATTTTTGCACGCTTTGTTCTCCTCTGGCATATAATCTTAGGTTGTGAAAATTATTCCAATTAGAAGCATATCTATTAGAACCACTACCGCCGTAATTAAACCATTCTTGTTCAATAGCTCTACTGACTTGAAGCCCGTATTCTAGCGTAGCTTTTTCAGCATCGCTTACTACCTGATCTGGAAATGGACTATTAGTGTTTGTACTTACATTCATTTATTACATTATTTTTGAAGTAGTTCCCTCGTTATTGTATTTTTTAAAACCTAAGTTAATCTTTTTAACTGTTATAGCTCCTTTAGGACTGTATCTATGTTTATTGCAAGCCATTAAAGCTAGTCCTGAACTTATCGAAGCATCATGTTTTGTTCGATTGTTTATATCAAACTTAGCCCAATCTTCTAATGTTCTTTGCAGATAAACGTCCCCGTATCCTTCTTTAGTTATGCCTACGAAATCCTCTATATAAGTTTCAATAGCGGAAGCATGTGCCTGTTTTATATCCTCACTTGAATTTGGTATTCCACCAACCTCCCGTTCTGATAAAGATAATTTGTTATAAGTTTTATCTGGTCTATTAATACTAAATCCTCTGTATCCTCTTCGCTTTAAATAATAAAGCAATCTAGGTTTGTTGTTTTCACAAAGTATTGGCATACCATAAAACACGCAAGCCATTAATACGTCTTCAAAAAACATTTCAGCTGTTGATGGCCTAGCTATATATTCTAAAAAGAAATGGTTAGGAGGTACATCCTCCATTGAGAACTTTGTTAATCCGTGTAGCGCACCATTAGAACCCCCGCCACCAACAACACCGCTAATATCATAGCTGTCACAACCAAATGCTCCCATGTGTTCATTTCCAGGATATTTGTTTCCATTCTTTATTATTATGTTGTTTTGTATGTTTTGATCCGGAACCCAGGTTATATAAAACCTACCGTCTTTGTTAGGATAAAACATTACTTTTGTGTCTTTAATTCCGTTCTCCCATTGAAAGTTACCTCTGGTAACCATCGTATTGTTTTTTAATTCGTCATTATAATCTATCTGTTGATAGATCTTTGTTAAATTAAATAACGATTGCTTTGCTTCATCTCTAAAAGCATGTTGTTCTGTTCTTGGGAATTGTCTGTAGTATTCATTTAAAGCATCTGGATCGTCTTTCAATCCTTCAACTTCGTTTTCCCAATGTTGTATAACACCTTCTTCTATTATATCCCCTTGCGGGCCGATCGTTTCCTTTTTGGGAGTGTCAAATACAGGAAAACCATACTCATCAATAAAACCCTCATAATTCCATTCCATAGGAATAAAAAGTTTGTATAAGCCCGTTTTAGTTTGACCGTTCTTGTTTCTAGCCGATGAGTCTGATCCATTGTATAATTTTTTAAAATTTGCTCCTCCTTTGTCTAACGAGTTTGACGTTGAACCCATCATACACTTACCCACTATTCTACTACCTAGTCTTAAACAAGTTTTTGTAACTCTCCAGTTATTAAGTATGTTTGTTGGCTTTTCCCATTTACCGCTTTCATCGTGAACTAATAGCTTTAGCTTTTCACCATCATAACTGTTATCACCTGTGTTTTTCCAATCAATAGTTGTATCTAAGCCAGTAAGATCTTCAGCTACATTATTGTCATCTAATTTTCTTCTCGTAAATTTTGAAGCGGGTACTCTATACGCCAATTCTGTTTTTGGACGGTCCATCCCGTCTTGTATTGGTTTAAAAAAGAACGGATAATTGACCGAGATCGGAACAACCTTATCCGTAAACATTTTCTTCGCATCCGCTCCGGATTTAGATAATATACCGAATCTCGCGTCCGATGATATTGTAGCTTCGTTAACTGTTTCTCCCGACGACATGAACGAAAATCCAGAACGTCTATTCTTAAGGTAGCAAATTCCGTAGGATCTACTATCTGCTTTGCAAGCTTCCCAAAACAAATAGAACAATCGGTTTGATTCACGAAAGTCAGGTAATCCGACGTCAATTTTTGACCACTGCAAATACATGTAGTGAGTGCCAGTAATATAAGTAGGTTTATCTTTGTTAATAAACCAATATCCTTTTTCTCTTCTTTCAAATTCAGTATCTATATAAGGGTGCCATTTTTCTTGAAAAGCATTTGGGTATTTTGCCCAATCAGCTTCACTCTTAATTTTACTTAATTCTTTTGGGTATTCCGCCGCTCTCCATTTGTTATCACCGAGATCTTTTGGATCTTCAGCTTTTGGTAAAGCAATATGCAAATCGCCTATAAGATATATCTCACCTATCTTGCCAGTCTTGCTTATTACAACAAGATCGTATTCTTTGTCGTAGCCGTAAACCCATTTAGCATAACGATTCTTTTTTTTAATCGTGTGAGGCTTTATATAATCTTTAACTACTTTGTATAATTGTTGTTCGTATGCCATTATTTAGATCTCCCCTCTGCAAAGCCTTTAAACACTGGTTTGCTGGAATCAACGTTAGCTTCATTAATCATACTCTCCTCTTCTTGAATTCTATTAAGAATTTCAAAGGCATCAAATATGCAAAGCTTTTTAGTAGCGGCAGCGTTTTTAAGTCTGTCAGCTGATATATCTTCTTCTGAGTCAACGATCTTTTCTTTCGCTACCTTTACTAATTCTTTAATTGCTTCCCGCCCAGCGGCTATTATACTCTTCTTCGTTTCTATCGAGCTCATACTTTATAACAATATCATTTGATTTCATACAGTACATAATTTGATTATCCACAACAAATTCCCATTCGCTGTTTGGTGTAAATCCAACTATGTCTCCTGGATTGATTCCAGACTCCTTTAAGGAGTTATTACCTATTTTTAGTATACCAATAAGATCTGCAGTTTTTTGACTGCTTAAAAGGTCTTTATTTTTAACGGGAGCAACAAAGCACCTATCTCCAAATGAATTCCAAGACTTATCTTTTTTATACAAATATATTTGATCTATAGCGCACATAAAAAGATCATCTTTTAAGAATGACCTACTGTTCTTTTTAATTCCTTTCATGTCATAGAATACTCTGAACACATTATGATGCACAACTATTAAGTCACCTTTTTTTATAGGTGTTGCAAATGCTGCAGGTGTTTCCACTACCTCAGCTATGTTGTTAACGTGTTTAAAACTTTCTATAGAGCTATTTGTTATAAGGGTTTGCTCTCCAACCTTAACCTCATTATCATATCGTTTACCTACTGGTCGTATGATAAAATCGTATATGCTCCTCATTAATACTCCAAGTCATACTCAACGGATATTGCCATGTTAGAATTAAACTTCTTCCATGGCATTACCTCGTCTACTTTTTTTATAAATATATTATAAGAATTATCAGACTCTTCAAATATTATATGAGAAATTTCGTGACCGCCGTAAACTGTTTGTTTAACAGAATAGTGCATGGCTTCGTTTTTATAGTCTGCCCCGATACTGATTTTTCTTATAATATTATCCATAATATTATTCCTTGTTTTCTACTACAACTGGTTCGTACGTTCCATCAAGTAAATTAATGTTGATAGGTCCATACTTTTCTTCAATAGCTTTTTTAGCTTCATCCATTTCATTTTCAAGCATATTAACTTGATAAATAGCTTTTGCTTTCTGAACTTCCATCCCGCCTATACTGTTACAGTATTGTTGCAGTTCGGTCTGTAAACGCTTAACGTTTTCTAGTTCTTCTGTTGTAATTGATTTAACTGTTGGTTGTTCCATTGTTTTTACTTCACTCATAATTAATTTAATTTAATTGTTATTATTTACTTATTTATTCGCCATCTTCTCGTGGCGGTACTTCTGAATTTTTTGGCCATCCATAAAATGAATGTGCCGATGCGTCTCCTGGGTAAACTTCGTACTCTCCAAAATCTAAAGTAGCACTACTCATTACATCATAAGCCCATCCCGGGAAGTAAACTGGTGGTGTTAACTCATTTCCATCTGCATCATAAGTAGCTGGTATTTCCACAACCTTACCAACGTTAACAACTGCTGCCGTTCCGTTGATGTATTGCATAGATGTAACACCTTCTTCTGTTACTTCTTCCCAAACACCTTGGTCAATCATAAAGATTTTACCTTGCTCTTCAGTATCGAATACTGTTTTGTATATATTCATCATATTATATTGTTGTTAAATCTTGTAATTCTACGTCTGATAATGCTTTTGGATAAA